GCCTAGGAATGGAACACTCTCTCCAAGTCGCACTCTCAGCGACTTTTCGACACTTAGGACCATACCAAGGTCCTGAGCGGCTGACTGAATCTCGGATATGTCCAAGAAATAGTCAGATGCGACAACACTGTCATCACCAAGCACACAGATTTCGTCTGTTCTGGGAGCTCTGCCAGTGAGCTTGATCCAGATGTAGTTGATAATAATCAGGTTGCACACACTGTCCACCAGCGATGTGAAAGCAGAGCCGGACGGTACGCCGCGGTGTACTTGCCAGATCGATCCGTCTGGTAGGACTATTCGAGTGTGTATAAAGTTGTGCACCATGTTATGCCAATAGGCACTCCATTGAGTGTCCAACTCTAGATGTGACCGTAGGATAGAGAATGCATCCCTAATGATCTTCTCATTCAGGGAAGCGTCGAACCCAGAAAAATCGAGTCCGTACACAAAGCGCTTACGCGCCTGCATTTCTACGACTGTCGCGCCAATTTCGCGATATCCACTTGAGTACGCGAAGCTGTCGCGTCTCGATATGCCCTGGTAGATGGCTTTCGAGAGGCATGAATCCAGAACAGTCGAAGCCAGCGGAGCCATCCATACGAGACGACCCTTCGGCTTATCCACCCCATGCTGAACGCGCTTACCCACCAAAGAAGGAGGGATGCTACGCTCCCCACTGAGAACGTGAATGGCTTGATCGAGAATGAGATCCCGTGAGACATTCCTGTTTGCAGTGAAATAAGGAGCCCCAGAATAGCTGTCGAGATGGAGATGATTGTCCACCACCTCAGCTGGTTCAAGAGGTTTGAACCCTCTCGCTCCTGGACCCGCTGCACGGTACGTCGCAGCGATTGCGCGGTCATAAATTGCGGGGTCCCAGTGACGGGCAAAGACTCCGCGTGCACCTCCACCCCTTTTAGTGGGAAGAGTGCCTCTCCCTCGGCGATTGACTGCCTGGCTAGCCGGTCTTCGTCGGGGTCGATCATTTCCGGAGTGATTGACGGTTCT